TAGGAGAACATCAGCATATCAAAGAGAGGTTGACTTGGGTTGTCATACGAATGATGATGGTGAGTATGGTTACTTTGCACGTGTTCGCTTTAATCTTAATAGTAGACAACATATTGGAAGGCATCTTATAAATGCAGGTTGGAAACCTACTGTATTCACAGAGACTGGACAACCTAAGATAGATGAGAAAGTATTAGCAGATGTAGATATACCAGAAGCTAAACTTATTAACAGATACCTTATGTTACAGAAGCGTAAGGGTCAGTTAGATAGTTGGTTAGAGGAATACAATAGAGAAACAAATGCTATACATTCCAGAGTACACACGATAGGTACAGTTACCAACAGGATGTCATCATCTAACCCCAACTTACAGCAGGTTACTGCAAGTAGTAAAGAGTTTGGTAGTGAGATGAGAAGTCTATTCACTGTACCAGATGATAAGGTATTAGTAGGTGCAGACTTGGCAGGTTTAGAGTTAAGATGTCTTGCACATTATATGAATGATGAGGAGTATACAAATGAAATACTACACGGAGATATACACACAACAAATCAACTGGCTGCAGGACTTCAATCAAGAGATAAGGCGAAGACATTCATTTACGCTTTCTTGTATGGGGCGGGTGATGAGAAGGTCGGAAGTATTGTCGGAGGAACAAAAGCAGATGGTAGAAAACTTAAGGCAGACTTCCTTGCTAATACGCCAGCACTTAAAACTCTACGAGGAAGGGTTGAAAGAGTTAGTGAACGTGGATACATCAAAGGACTAGATGGTAGACACATACCTGTTAGGTCAGCACACTCAGCGTTGAACTTCTTACTTCAATCTGCTGGTGCTATCATTGCTAAGCGTGCCTGGATTATCTTTCATCAAAGATGTAAGCTACCATTCAGACAGCTAGGTGTGATACACGATGAGATACAGGTAGAGTGTAGACCAGAAGATGCTGAAGAGATAGGTCAATGTATTGTAGATAGTATGAGGGCAACCACTAACTACTACAAACTTAGATGCCCAATAGATGGTGAGTATAAGATAGGGAGGAACTGGAATGAAACACACTAACTTCCTAAGAAAATGTAATACTTGTGGTAAAGAAGCACACACAGAAGAACAATTAGAATTCTTTGAGAAAGATAAAAGTGGTAAGTATGGTAGAAGAAACAGATGTAAGTCTTGTAAGATAAGTCACGACACTGCTTGGAGAGAAGCAAACCCAGAACTTGTTAGACTTAAATCTAAAACCTACCACGCCAATAAGGTATATGGTATCTCTCTTGAAGAATACAATAAGTGTATGGCAACATCAGATTGTTGTGAGGTATGTGGTAGTGTATACAATCTAGCCTACGACCACTGCCACGACACTATGGATTTCAGAGGTGTGCTTTGTAATAAATGCAACAGAAGTATAGGACAATTAGGAGATACACTTGAATCATTAGAGAAAGTAGTATCATATTTAAGGAGGGCAAGTGAAAGACAATATTAATCCAAGTCACTACAAACAAGGGTCGATAGAAACTATTGAATATATCCTTGACAAAAAGATGAATTACTTAGAAGGTAATGTGGTAAAATATATATCACGATATAAAATGAAGAATGGTCTTGAAGATTTACACAAGGCAAAGTGGTATCTTGAAAGACTAATAAAGGAGTATGATGAAAACAATTAACACAGTAGTAAGGGATGTGTATAACTTAATGTTAACACAGGAAGTAGAAGGTGACCTGCAAAAGGTTGCCGATACTATAGGGAAGGAAGTAAGTGAAGCAGTAGTAACTGCACTAACACCTAGAGAAAAGCAGACACACCTTCGTATGTCAGGTATTGGTAGATGTGAGAGGGCACAGTGGTATCAGTACAAAGGTTATGATGCTGAAGAGATTGAAGGTCAGGTGTATCTTACATTCTTAACTGGTCATATTATGGAAGCAGTGCTACTAGGTTTGGTTGAACTAGCAGGACATACTGTCACTAACAAACAAGAGAAGCATACACTAGAAGGTATCAATGGTTCTCAAGACTGTCATATAGATGGTGAGTTAGTTGATGTTAAGACAGCAAGTGCTTGGTCATATGACAATAAGTTTGCTGAAGATGGTATCAAAGATGATAGCTTTGGTTACATCAAACAACTATCTGCTTATGGTAAGGCAGAAGGTAAAGACGAAGCATACTTCCTAGCATTCAACAAGAATAAGTCAACACTTAAACTATGTAAGCAAGAACTTGAGAAAGATATTGATACATATATTGTAGACTTAAAGGAGAAGATGGAACTAGACACACCTCCAATGAGGATAGCAAAAGCTACAACCTTTGAGAAGTCTGGTAAGGAAAGACTATCTATGACCTGTTCGTTCTGTGGTTTCAAAGAACACTGCTATGAAGGACACCTTGAGGCTGTAGATAGAGGTAAGATAACTAACTACTATGTAGATACAGAGAAAGGAAACTTCTAATGATTACACTCGAAGAACTTAAGCAACGAATCGCACAGAATTATGATGTATGTTTAATCTGTGATGAACTAGAGATTGAACCAGAGGAGTTGCTTGATGCCTTCGAGAAACGATTACTAGAAAAGAAAGAAAGATTTGAGGAATATTATGAATGATTTATATTTAGTTAGTTTGATATGGGTAGTGATAGGTGCAATAGTTATCTACTTCATAGACAAGAGGGCATACAAAGAAGGTATGACTGATGCAATCATTATGCACAACAGAGGACAGTTAACATACAAATCTTACTATGATGATGATGGTGAAGAGATGGTAGAGATTAAGGTAGAGAAATATGAGAAGTAGTTACTTAGGTATAACAATAGATAGAAGCAGAGATAAGAATCTATCTGAACAAGCATACGAACTTGTTACTAATTATTATCTAAGAGGTAAAGAGAAGTCACCTCAAGAAGCATACGCCCGTGCTTGTGTTGCATACTCTAATAAAGATATGGGTCTAGCACAAAGATTGTATGATGCTGTTAGTAAAGGTTGGTTTATGTTCAGTAGTCCTATCCTATCTAATGCACCTGCACCAGGTGAAGAAGTAAAAGGACTACCTATCAGTTGTTTCTTATCTTATGTTAGTGATGACCTTGATGGTTTAATCAAACATCAAGCAGAACTAGCTTGGTTAAGTGTTAAAGGTGGAGGAGTAGGTGGACACTGGGGTGATGTAAGACCAGTATCAGATAAAGCACCAGGACCTATTCCATTTATTAAAGTAGCAGACTCAGCAATGACTGCTTATAAACAAGGACAAACAAGGAAGGGAAGTTATGCAGCGTATACTGACATTAGTCACCCAGACATTATCGAGTTCATCAACCTTCGAGTACCTACTGGAGGCGATAGTAATCGTAAGTGTTTTAACATTAATAACGCTGTCAATATTACTGATGCCTTTATGGATGCTGTTGCTGATAACAGTGACTGGGATTTGGTTGACCCTAGTAATAGTGAAGTGCGTGATACAGTTAATGCGAGAGAGTTATGGCAAAGACTAATCGAAGTAAGATTCAGAACTGGTGAACCCTACCTTAATTTTATAGATGAGGCGAATAGACATTTACCAAAAGAACTTAAAGATAAAGGACTTAAGATTAGGGGAAGTAATCTTTGTAATGAAATCCACTTACCCACAGACAAGGGAAGGACTGCAGTATGTTGCCTATCCTCAGTCAATCTTGAATCGTTTGATGAGTGGAGAGACACAGGATTAGTTGCTGACTTGATTCATATGTTAGATAATGTACTAACAGCATTCATAGATAATGCACCTCACGAGTTAGCCAGTGCCTCTAATTCTGCATATCTTGAACGTAGCCTAGGGTTGGGTGCAATGGGTTTCCATTCGTACCTACAATCGAAGAATATTCCTTGGGAATCTGCACAAGCTACTGGACAGAATATAAGAATGTTTAAACACATAAAGGAAGAAGCACTTGAAGAGACTAAGAGATTGGCTAAGGTACTTGGAGAATACCCAGATGGTAAAGGAAGTGGGAGAAGGAATAGTCATCTACTTGCTGTTGCCCCTAATGCTAATTCCTCTATTATTTGTGGCACTAGTGCTAGTATCGAACCTATTAAGTCGAATGCTTATACTCATAGGACTAGGGTTGGTTCTCATCTTGTGAAGAACAGACACCTATCAGAAGTATTAGAAGAACATAGACTTAGATTAGGTTTTGAAAAAGATTGGTTGGAAGAACAATGGTCTGATATAATACATCACGAAGGTTCTGTTCAACATTTAGATTATCTATCTGACTGGGAGAAGGATGTATTTAAAACTGCATTTGAGATTGACCAGTTGTGGGTAGTGGAACACGCTTCAACTAGACAACCATTTATATGTCAAGGACAAAGCGTAAATCTTTTCTTCCCTGCGGGTAGCGAGAAGGCTTCCGTGAACAAAGTACATCTCGCAGCGTGGGCGAAGAAATTAAAAGGACTGTATTATCTACGTACTAACAGTGGTGCTACTGCTGAACAGATAGGTAAGAAAGTAGAGAGAGTTAAACTAGAAACATTTAAGGAGAATGATGAATGTCTGAGTTGTCAGGGGTAACTGAACCAGCACTAACATACAAACCATTTAACTATCAATGGGCTATGGATATTGCTGAAGAACACGAGAAGATTCATTGGGGTATATGGGAAGTTAAACTACAGGAGGATGTAGACCAGTGGAAGCGTGGTACTATCACACCAGAGGAGAAGAACCACATCACCCAGATACTCAGACTATTCACACAGTCTGATGTACAGGTGGCACAAAACTATTGTGACTTATATCTACCTAAGTTTCGTAACCACGAGATTAGGAATATGATTATGACATTCGCAAACAGGGAAGGAACACACCAACGTGCCTATGCCTTACTGAATGACACACTAGGTTTTGATGACAAAGAATACTCTGCCTTCTTAGAGTACAAAGAGATGGCAGATAAGATAGAGTTTATGCAGGACAACGACACAACCACACTGCACGGGTTAGCTAAGGCATTAGCACAAACCTGTATCAATGAGGGTATGTCTTTGTTCTCTGCATTTGCTATGCTACTTAACTACCAACGCTTCGGTAAGATGAAGGGTATGTGTGAGGTAGTTGAGTGGAGTATACGTGATGAGTCTATGCACGTTGAGGGAATGTCTAGATTGTTTAGACAATTTTGTAACGAACATCCAAGAGTAGTGACGGATGAACTGAAGAGGGAAATATATGAAATGGTTAAAACCGCTGTCTCATTGGAAGACAAAGTTATCAGTCTTGCTTATAAAATGGGAAGTATCGAGGGTCTTGAAGAAAGTGAGGTCAAAGATTACATCAGGCATTTAGCTGACAGACGACTAATACAGTTAGGACTGAAAGCAAACTATGGGGTGAAGGACAATCCTTTACCTTGGGTTGAGTGGATTATCGCTGGTGATTCATTCAAGAATTTTTTTGAAGGAACAGTAACTGATTACTCAGC